GCAGATTTGAAGCGTTCTATTGCACACGTGTCTGACGGTCTCAAGCCCTCTCAAAGAAAGGTCATGTATTCATGCTTCAAAAAGAATTTGACGAATGAAATGAAAGTCGCACAATTGGCGGCATACGTCGCAGAAACATCGGCATATCACCATGGAGAAGTGTCTCTTGCGGATACGATCGTAAAATTAGCACATAATTTTACTGGTTCGAACAACATCAACCTTCTCGAGCCGTGTGGTCAATTCGGTACGAGACTCATGGGTGGTAAAGATGCGAGCCAAACGAGGTACATCTTTACGAAGCTCACAAAACATGCAAGAAAACTCTTTGATGCTAGAGATGACGCGGTACTCAAGTATCTCGATGATGACGGCAGACCCATCGAACCAGAATATTACGTGCCAGTGTTACCTACAGTTCTCATCAATGGTACTGAAGGTATTGGAACGGGATTCAGTTGTTATGTACCACCGTTCAACCCAAAAGACATTTGCGAAAACATAGAACGAGCTATTTACGGCGAAACACTCAAAGAAATGAAACCGTGGTTTGACAAGTTCAAGGGTCGTGTGTTTAAAAACGAAGAAGGGTTATGGATCACAGAGGGTGTGTGGACATGCAATAGCGCTGGAACTAACCTCAAAATTACCGAGCTTCCACCGGGTCGCTGGACACAGGATTACAAAGAATATCTGGATGGTCTCGTGGAAAAGAAGATTATTTCTGGATTCGTAAACAACAGCACGACAGAAGACGTGGATTTCACTATCACGGGATACACCGGGAAAAACCTTGTGAAGGATTTTAAGCTTCAAAAATCATTTCATGTGAGCAACATGCACCTATTCCACCCGACCAAGGGTATCAAGAAATATGAAAGCCCAGAGGACATTTTAACGGATTTTGTGGACATTAGAATTGATGTATACAAGAAACGAAAAGCGCATCTTCTTCATGTTCTTACAGAAAAGGTGAAAAAACTAGAAAACGTGTCTCGTTTCGTAAACGCCGTCATCAACGAGCGCATCATCGTATTTAAGAGAAAGAAAAATGAACTCGAAGATGAGATTTCTAAATCATACGATGCGGTCGATGGCTCGTATGATTATTTGCTCAACATTAAGACCTACCAGTACACGAAAGAAGCTGTACAGTCGCTGAACGAGGAGACCGATACCATCAAGAAAGAGTTGGAAAAATTGGCGGCCACGAGTCACATCTCCATGTGGAAAATGGATTTAAAAATATATAAGCAATAAGTAGTATGTGTGATAGATCCGGTCCAGATACCGGAGCCGCACTTTGTCTGTCAGCCCTCGGGCAACAGGACACATATCTTTTGGGCGAAAATTCACCCTTTAAGTATGAATCTAAACGACATTCAAATTTTAGAAAGTTTCATAGAAGTTTTAATGTTAACAAACCTTCGAGTGCATCAGATGGATGGCCTTTTGGTCAAACCATAAAAGTTACATTTAGACCACAAGATATGGGGGATCTTCTCTCGAATATGTATATTAAAATAAACTTACCAGGTCTTTCGAATACACAGTATAATTACGCGGATAGAGTTGGGAGACATCTATTTAAATCTATCACCATGCGCGTCGATGAAAATATAGTTGAAATATACAAAGATGACATTGGATTCATATATGATGAAATGTACCTCGATCAATCGGAAAGCGCGAGTAGAATATATACAGATGGGCGTTTTGTTTACAGAGAATCCGTGCTAGACCAAGGACTCAATTTTTTCAGAGGTCTCGATACAACCGTATATGTACCTATTCCATTTTTCTTCTCAAGAGCCTATGAATCGTCTGATTATGAAACAAATATACACAATAGACCATACTTTCCTTTGTGTGCGATTAACAAACAAAAGCTTGAGTTTGAAATTGAATTTAGACCTCAGACATTTTTTACAGATGACCCGGTTGATTTGACAGTAAAAGAGTTTGATATCGTGACAGAAGAAATTACACTCACACCCGAAGAACGACTCTTTTACACATCTAGAAAATACGAAATGATAACCGATGTGTTCAAGACTCACCCCAAGTTTGACATAGAACCCGGAGACGATAAAGTAAAATTTGAGCTCACACCCGAAAATCGGGTAAAGACACTTCACTTCTTTTTCAGAAACAAATTGTTTGAGAATGAGAATGTCGCGAGTAACGCAACTGCCACAAATCAAATATACGATTATTACCACAATAGATTCAATCTTGGACCAAAACCATCATACAAACGTGCAATTGATTCATTGTCCGATGACGTAGCGGTCGCAGCGAAGCTATTCATAGATGGTCAAGAACTTCCATTCATAAATTATGTAGATTCACACTATTATAGGTATCTCACCGTTTTGAACCACAAGTTTCATTCAACACCGAGAAATATATACACCTATACGTTTTCTATGAATCCAAGAAATGTTGACCCATCCGGAAGTCTAGACTTCACAAACATAAAGAACAACCGAACTACAATAGACTTTCAAATGAATCCTTATTTCGGGACGAATGAGTCATACACATGTCATATATACTACACAGCGTATAAGACGCTTACATTTGAAAACGGCTACCTTGAATCTCGAAGTGAGCCCATATCGTATTCTCCAAGTTTAGGAGAACAAGGTATGAGTGAAAATTCACGTATTATATACGAAGAATCACTTGCCGAATAATTTATCTTTATTTTCTTTTATGTAATTAATGATCCCATTTTTAATACACCATTTGATGAAATTGAGTTGCGCGAGCGTCGTATTGATTTCATCAGTTGTACCGGGGACTTTATATGAGATTTTGTCCGACCGACAAAAGGGGTCAAATAATTTCTTGCTATATCCATCAAGAGTAGATTTATAAGCACAATGCACGCTGAAAATCTTACCTTCGTTTGTCTTGTACATCAAATTAGTTTTCTTAGAATAGTTCGTGATGAACCATTCCAGATTTCGGAGAGAAATACCACCAGTTTTAGACAAAATTTGTACGAGCGTTTGCCCGTTTTCTGGTGTACAATAAAATGAATCGATTGAATTTAGTAGGATATCTGATTTCCTCATATTACATCATAAGCTTCAAATCTCTAAATTGGTTATTATTAGATGATTCACATGCGGGACATCCAGCTTTATACATGGGAGGAAACGCGTGATTGTGTCTAATAGTTGCACCCATGGTCACGGGTTCATGAAGTTTGGGTGCGGCGGCGTGCGTTGCACAATAACCATCGTGACTCGCTTTTCTAGTACAGGGCTCACCACCCCTTTTAATACCCATACAATATCCACCTGGATTGGGTAAATCTCTCAAAAGAAGCTTCAGGGGTATGTTGTGAATGGTCGATACTGAGCGCGCGTATAAAAGCATTCTTTCATGACACACCTTTTCCACCTCATCCTCGAATACTCTCGCGAGATTCTCAGATATCTTCATCCTTATTACATTAACGCACCTAGTTTTTAAATGGTAATTCTTCGACGGGTGTTTCTTTCTTCTTTTTTGGCCTTCTTTTTGGTTTGATTTTGGTGAGTAATTCGCCGAAAATTTCTTCTTTTGGATCTTCGAACAACGGCTCGATGAGGTCACACACTGGATTTATAAATTTATTCATGAAATAGTATTCATAATCAATGGGGATACCATTTTCTTTCGCGTATTTTGGATCTTCAGACTTTTCAAAAGCCTTAGCTTTTGGGTCATCCGTTTTAATGAGTACATATGGTACCCTATCACCCGATTGTGGCTCCGACCCGGGTTGGCGTTCGCGCATTTTTCTCACAACTTGTACATGTGCTTGATTTATATCATCGATATTAGGGCTATTAATTGATACACTCTGTCCTTTTACTTTATATGAATCTGAAAGACCCTGTGAAAGTGTGAGCTTTTCAATGGGTACGTCTCCCTCAATCAGTTCAATCGCACGTTGAAGAGCCAGAGCTCTCGGAGCTTCTGTGTCATTACTCTCGAGCACAACATCAAGAAGTTCTTTACAAACTTCCCGTACGTGCGCAGTATTGTCGCGTCTCACGAGCTGAAGACCCTTCACATCTATATAATCCATGTTCATCTTTCCATCTTTTCCTTGTGTCCAGAGCTTTGCGGCATATCGTTTTTTAGAATAGAGGAAATAGGGCCAATACACCTTTTCCAATTCTAGATTATTGGGTTTCTTAAAAAGTGCACTACATTCTTCGGCGGCGCGTTCACCAATTTCCCAACTATATTCGACGGCTTCGATGCCTTTACGGTCACCTACATCAAATTCAACCATTACTGAGTCGGTATTATGCACAATCATATCTCCCGGGCCAATATGGAAATGGTGAGATTCAGTGGTGAGATCATAAACATAGTCATTGGTTTCCCCATGTATCTCGATTTTTTTAATAGCCGTTGGTGATTTTCGTTGTTTATTCTTTGTCCATGTCTGCCGTAATATATTTTTCTTATCTTGTCTCGAGTTTATAGACACGTTATACCCCATACGCCTCCCGAGAATGTATAATCCCATCGAACCTTCTTTACCCTTACAATCCATGCGATTGTACCCATGTATATCCTTATCACCATCAGCCATATAATATCCTTCTATGAAAGACGCCACCACATCAATTGTCCCATTCAATATACACGAAGGAACGATCTTTTCACTATGACTGTTATAAAACAATTTTCTATAACGTTCAACGACGGATTTTACATCATTATTCGCAGATAACTTATATACGCCACTACTGTCAATTGTATCGTATATAGAAGTATCAAATGGACATAATTTTTGCATTTCGAGTAAATAACTCATGTTCGAATTATTTAACGCCCAAGTTCGTTTAACCCCATTTGCAGTATGATACGTTCCACAAGATCCATCACCAAAAAAGAAACCCATGACCTTTGCTTCGTCAACTGTAACCGAGTTATCTTTACCATCGAACGCATCTACGGAATTTCCATGTAATAACTTGGTACCGATTGAAACTTCACATGGTTTAATCATTTCCTTATTCTCTAAAAGTAAACTATGATCCTCTGTAACATCCACAATGCCAGTGTGAGTTAAAACTCTATGAATATTCTTAACAGTTTTATGTCTTACGATTTGTTTGATAGGTGTAAACCCACATTCAGTCCATACCTCGGCATCAATCACGGACACTTCTTTACCGTCATCCCTCGTTTCATATGCATTAACAAGAGAGTCAATCCTACACGTCTTTACATGACCATCTTGACGAATAAGAAGAGGTGTATCGGGTGTAACAGAGTCACCGTATCTCACTTTCGCACCCGGAAAGTTCTTTTCCACGTACTCCTTTGTTTCATCAATCATACTCCGACCTTTTGTTGTTACCGTAGACGCGATGTTTACACATGGGAGTATCCCCTTTGATGCACCCGTGAATCCATACACGGAATTCATACTAATTTTGTAAGCTAATTGCTTACCATTATACATCGCTTTGAGTGCACCTGTGGATACCGCCATATCCTTCTTCGCTTGCTTCCTGAATTGTTTCAATTCAAGTAAAATGCTGGGTAACAACGTTGGAACACCTTGTGCAAATTTGCATAGACGCTTTGTCGGTGGTTGCCCCTCAACTTTACTCGGTACAGGAATCTCAAATGTCTCATACTCCACACCAGGTACGTTTTCGTATTTAGGATCCATAACAAGACTCGAATAACACAAGTTGTGTGCCATCATGATGGAGGGGTACAGACCTTCGAAATCAAGCGCTGTAATCGGTGTATAGTATGCACCCTTTTGAGCGTCAAGAACAGTGGCACCTTCATATCCTTGGTCACCCATCTGACCATATTGAATTGTGGGTACCATGAATCCCATTTCCCGCGCCTTCTTTGTGAGTTGACTAAACACCTTAATTTGCTGTCCCCGTTCGACGAGATAACATAATGGAGTCCAGGTTGCTTTCGCCATTTCCAGTAGATTTACAAGAATGCATAATTTAGACAAGAGTCTATGAGGAAGCAATGTATCCTTAATACAATACTCTGCAACTTCACGCAGTTTTACTGGATCGGCTTCTTTGTAGCGTGCAAACATTTCTTTCGCCGGCATATCAATTTTATTGTCCCCGAGGTACAGTTTAGACACGTTGTCAAGTTTATATGAGTCGAGTTTGTAACCTTTCTTCACCTCATGAAACAAATCAAATATAAATCTACCAGGCATACTCACGAGTTTTAAGTCGTTATCACCCAGTGCACTCGAAGAAAGTTTCTTCAGGGTAAGTTCACAATTATGGCCACGAAGTTTACTCAATTGAAAAAATTTGAGGTCACATCGCGTAACGATGGCGCGTTTCATCAAATATTCCAAATCAAACCCAAATATATTCCACCCAGTGATGATGTCTACGTCCTTATCATGTAAATATTCACGGAATGCCATTAACATTTCGCGTTCAGTATCGTACGACAGAATAGTAGAACCTTCCAATTCCGGATCAGTCTTTTTGTAACATAGACAGGTTTTATCGTATGGTTCGTCACTCCCAAATTTACAGAGTGAAATTGCGATTTGAAAACATGCATCACCTTGGATATCAGCATCGGGGAATTTACCAGTAGAACTATTACATTCAATATCCACGGATGCAACTACAAAAGGTGCAGTTTTCGGATTTTCAACTGGTTTTAACTCACGCCAATTCTTACATTCGAGGTCGATGTCAACGTGCGCGTTATACGCAGCTGTACATAAATCACCTGTATCGAGCCATCCAGTTGACTGAATACCAGTTCTGTGCATGAGTCGAAGTACCGGGTCCAAATTAGATTCGTACATTTTCATGCGAATACTTTCATCTGGAAGTGGTCGTCGAAGACGTCCAGCAACCATGCGTCTCGAAGCGAGATTTCTAAAAAATAACTGAAGGTATGGGAATTGCTCATTGTTTTGAAATCCCCAAACATCTTTGCGGTGAATCGTGTTATAACTCGTGAGACAACCAGGACACGCCTTTTCGATTTTGTTGTATATGATTTGCACCTTTTGTTGTGTTATATTACGAGGCAACTTTACAAAAAAGTAAGGTGTAAATGCCGTCGTTACACATACAGACTTACCCTCACTTGTTTTACCAAAGATACTGATCAAGTGTTCGTCGTCTGTATCCTTGGTCTCCCAGGTGAGTGCTTGGAAGACAACCATACTTCGTTATGTACCTAAAATTTTAATATCATTTAATAATAATTATGTCAGCTGCACTTGTCGATCTTGTATCAGTCGGGGCTCAGGATGCCTACATCACTGGCGAACCCCAAGTCAGTTTCTGGCGCCAAAACTACAAGCGCTACACGAACTTTGCTCTCAAGCCAGAGCGCATGGATTACATCGGTACTTTCACGAGTGGTGCGGAAGTTGTCGTACCAATTCGCTCGAAGGGTGACCTTTTGAGCTACATATGGGTGGAACACCCAAATATTTCCAATATTGGCGTAAACACTGATGGCCTCTTTTCTTCGGGTGATACCAGTGTGACTGAATTCAGTCTTCACGTTGGTGGGCAAGAAGTTTGCAAGTTCGATTCCTTGTATGTACAAGGTGTTCACAACGTTGTGTACCGCGATACACAAGCCAAGGCATCTTGCTCCGTGACATCGGAAGCAGTCGCCGATAACGCGAAGGGTGTCGCTGGTACCGCGTCCGATTATTACATGGTACCATTCTTCTTCAGCGAAGATTGGACTAAGTCGCTCCCATTGGTGGCGTTGCAATATCACGAAGTTGAATTGCGAATCAAGTGCCGTTCTGGTCTCGGTAACTTGGGGGCGAGCCCAAAAATATACGGTATGTATGCATACTTGGACACCGCCGAACGCGAGCATTTCACGTCACAAGAACACGAAATCCTCATGACCCAAGTGCAATATCAACCAATGACAAAGACTGACACGTCTATCGATTTGACTTATTTCAACCATCCAGTCAAGGCGCTCCACTTGACAACGTCAAATGTGTCTGGTACTGGATGGGCGAGTGATTACAGTTTCGATACCGCGTCGCTTTACATTAACGGCCTCGCCCTATTCGAAAATGGTTCGAACACATTCCACCATAATGTTGTTCACGAAATGCACACCACTGCACTCGCGCCATCATCTCTTGATGCGGTTCCACTCTTCACGTGGCCATTCTGCTTGACCATGAACCGGTCACAGCCAAGTGGCTCTTTGAACTTCTCTCGCATAGATAATGCGAAACTTACCATTCAAAGTCCAAGCTCCGGTGCCAATGATGGATTATATAGAGTTTACGCTGTAAACTACAATATTTTGAGAGTGAAAGATGGTATGGCAGGTATTGCATTCTCCAACTAAATTAATTTCCAGAAGACCCGAAACCACGATTTCCTCTCTGCGTTTCCACGAGTTCTTGTACTTCTTCGATGAGAGGTGTTTCACACCTTTCCAGAATCATTTGTGCAATTCTATTTCCCTTCTTAATGACGAACGGCTCACTCCCGTGATTAAGTAGGATGACTTTCAACTCACCCGTAAAATCTGGGTCGATGACACCCGCACCGGTTTGAATGCCATACTTAAGTGTCAAACCGGATCTAGGTGCAATACGACCATAAACACCAGGTGGCAAGTGTGCACAGACACCAGTACTTACAAAAGCACGTTCGAGTGGCGGGACGATTACTTCTTCCATGCTATATAAATCATAGCCAACGGACCCAGGTGAAGTCCGTGTAGGAATGATCGCATCTTCGTGTAGCTTCTTAATTTGAAGACTCATGAATAACATTCGGGTGTAATCTTTATACAAGTATATATAAATGATACCTCTCGTCATAGCACTCGGTGCGGCCGCTCTCGCGTACACATTCACAGGAGAAAACTTGGTCTCCGCTTCGGAAGCGAAGAAACTGATCAAAAGTGGAAAGATAAAGAAAGTCATAGATGTACGAACATCTACAGAGTACAGACTTGGTCACTACCCAAGAGCGTTACATTTGCCAGTCAACAAAATGAACGAAAAAACAACGACAGAACTTCCAAAAAAAGGATTGCTCGTCTACTGCAACACCGGACAGAGGGCAAGGATTGCGGCAGAGAAATTAATTGATTTGGGATTTGAAGATGTGTATTACATAGCAGGACATTACTCAAGTTTGAACTGAAACAAGTATAAAACAAGCGCTTCGATAATCTCCCTATCGGGAATACCGCGTTTAAATTTTAATTAAGATGGAAATTCATTTGGTATATATTTTGCGAAATAACTACTTGGAATATATAAACCATCTAATAGTACATACAAAGGATCAACCAAATCCATATAATTTATAAGTATTTCTTCACCCGCCTTTATATATTTCATGGCATATAATTTACTAAAAATTCTGCCGTTTTTACTTTCAAATTTATAATCGTGAAATGCATTTGGCTTATCACCGTGATTAAGAAGACAATCCCAATACGGAAAAATGTTATACTTTATAGCAAAATCACACAAGTGTTTGTGAGGTATAAAATTTGTGTATCCAGCACTAGAAACTATAGTAATGTCTTCTTCTGGCATTTTACAAATAGGGAATTCATATATAAGTTCACCTGGTCTTATATCGTCGTATGTAATTATACCCAAACCCTTTTCTTCGTAATGCCTGACTCCTACGTGACTGGGTTTATATCTGTCTATGTAAATAATCATATACTATATATCACGTTTTAATATTTATTTATTTGTAAAACTACACGATAAGTCTCATTTGAAGCGTAAGTATATAATAAGAGTCGAAAGATTATTAATGCCAGAAACTGGTACAACTTCTAAAGTGGTGACTCATATACTACGAATTGCACCTCGCTTTTAATAACCTTTCAAGGCGCTCATTTTCTTTACGAGGAAAAATGGTAAGTTGCATGACCTCACCATCCAAATACACTTGTCCATGATTTTTTAATCTATCACATTTCATAACTTGACCGACACGCACCAAGTTTACGCGGACATTCCTTTCGTTCACACATTTACTGTGACGGACTGCTAACATAGCAGCATCTCGCTTTGTTTCCTTAGGAAGTACATCTTCTTCATAACATACGACGACATGAGAACCAGCACCACCGTCTGTATGTAGCCACCATTCATTTGGAAAACTCGATTGTGTCAATGCATCATTATCTTTCGCGTTCTCACCCACCTTAATGGTGATGCCATCGAATGATGTGTATGACTTCATACATAACTTAGAACCTACGTTTTTATATAATTTATGGCCAGAACGAAGACTACTACGAGGGACCAAACTTGGAATAAACGCGACAACTATATATTGAAGATGTTTGTGTGGCAGTTATATAATAGATTACACACTATCGAATTATTTGCGGTCTATGCATACATGCGTTTGGTAGAAACGCGTTTCGTCGTTAAGAAATTGAAAACGAGCGATCTGAAGTTTGTTCAATTTTAGTAAATTTAACATCTTTAATTTTATCAATCATCCGGTTGACGTGGTCTTGTGTGATTATCATACATTGTTCACATATGACGCGCCCCTTGTGTTCGACCAACAATGGACCTCCCGTGCCGACGACTGCCCTAATAATATCAAGCATGTTTCTTAATATCTCATTCACCTTGATTGACTTAGGCAATAAAAATATCTGTTTAAAGTAGGTATGAATAATAATTCAGTTGTCATAGAAACACCTCCTAGAACACCTAACAGTCCAGTGCGCGTCATACAAAATGTGAGCCCGGGTATTATCACGCGTCAAAGTTTGAATAACCTCAGGCGTATGCGAAGAGAACTGATGTCTTTTGATAACGCAGGTTTAATAGGTCGAAGAATTAATTTCAATAACAATAACAGACCAAATGCGTCAAATTATTCCAAAAACGAAAAAAAGATGAAAAAGAATTCAGATCAAAACAAAAACACAAATAAGATTACATGGAAAAATATGAATGTGAAGAATCTTCCAATAGATCCAATAACTATAAACACTTTTAAATCGGGTGACAAGGCTGTCAAGATAAAAAAACTTTATCTTTCACCAAATTCATTCCGTAAAATGGCGCGCATGTCCATGACGAATGCCATAAACGCAAACGGAAACATGGTTCTATTTAAAAATCCGATGACACGAGGCAATGTTAAAAAGGGTGATATTAAATTTGTCGTGTTAAAAAAGCAATAAACTAAAATTCACTAAATTATATGCACGTAGTGTTAAAGCCGAGTCCCACACTCACGCATAAATATAGGGTCACTCTACCAAACAAAAAAACAATCGATATAGGTTCTATGGATTCACCAGATTACACAGATCATGGGAACCCAAGGCTCATGCGTGCACACCTACTTCGTAAAGGTGCCGAGATACCCAGGGAAGTTCGAGTAGAAACAGACCTATATGAGATACACCGTGGCATGTTATATGCAGACACCAGTACTGAAGAAAATTGGGACGATCCCTCTCGCGTGGGGTACTGGGAAAGATGGGTATTATGGAGTTACCCATCCGTTGAACAGGCTAAGTTATGGATGACGATGCGTAAAGGTATTCTGTTCATGCCCACAGAAGAAATGTTGTGGTTTTGTGATGAACGAAAAATATATTAAGCACCCGTTGACCCAAATCCACCAGCACCACGTCCAGTTTCGTCGAGTGTATCAATCTCTCGTACATCCGGAGTTTCACATCTCTCTAAAACAAGTTGAGCAATTCTATCACCCTTCTTAATCTCAAACGGAGCGTCTCCGAGATTAAAAAGAGCGACCTTAATTTCTCCAGTGTAATCCGGGTCAATAACACCCGCACCCACATGAATGCCATGCTTCACGGTAAGACCCGATCTCGGTGCAACGCGTCCATATACGTTCATTGGCAAAACAACTGCGACCCCCGTACCGACAAGAGTTCGTTGCGAAGGAGGCAGCACAACTTCATCGACACTGTATAAATCATATCCAACAGCACCGCTAGAACCACGAGTTGGAATAATAGCATCTTGAACAAGTTTTTTCACACGGAGTTCAGACATTTACTTATAAGACCGTGTAATCTTTATCTTAATTAAGGAATATACGGCTTATTTCATAAATGTGGTCCATCCATAACGCAGTCGTACGAGCCACTGCTGAACCTAAAACGGATTACGATAAACTCAAAAAACGTATTAACCGCGCAACGCTCGGATATGGTAGTGCACTGACGTCCATGTATTTCATCACACATGGAGCAGAACAAGGTGTCTCTTCTACCATTGGTGTAGCAACATCTTTCGCATACATCGCGCTACTCGAAAGACACGTGGATAACATAGAAAATTCACATTTTCAAAAACAGTTATTAGCTCCAATAGGAACTGCCATATTTGAAACTGTGTGGAATAGCGCACCTTTTGCATTTGATTTTGATTATGGGGCAACCTTCGTCGGATTTCTCGCATATAAGGTGGCGCTATTGAGTGTCGTGTACGATGAAGTTCGGAGGATGTTGGTGTTAGATGATAAGGAAGATTAAATTAAAATGATTATTATTTAACGACGCGTCGCGGAGCGATATTGAGGCGACCCAAGTTCTCGTCGCACGAAAGCTTCTTAATTTTACCGGTTACGATGTATTCATCAATCTTGTTCGCGATACCTTTACCGATACCCGGTACCTTGTGGGGTCCTTGTGAAATCTCAGTTCCATTCGTGACTTCGAAGTTGAGTTTGCGAATAGCGTCAGCGGCCTTCTCGTAAGCCTCGCTTTTGTGAGTATCTTTCTCCACGCGTGCGAGTAAATCCAATTGTTCTGCAATATTTTCGTTCGTAGCGAATGTCTTGAATCTCTTAATTTCACCGGTTTCAAGAAATTCATTTATTTTTCGGATGACACCCTTCCCAATACCCGGTAGGTGACCGATTTGCTGACCATTGCTTAATTTGAAATCGAGATGATAGATGATATTGGCCGCCCTTTCATACACGGATTTCTTGAACTCATTTTCTTCCTCTTGAGCGAGGTCATCAAAAGCGTCCGTGAGGGGTAAGTTGTAGCACACAAAGTAATCATCCGATTCCGATTCCGATTCCGATTCCGATTCCGATTCACTCACTTCGATATAATCCGAGTCTGCGTCAGACGCAACCGATTCATTATCACTCACTTCGGCGTAGTGGAGCATGGTTTCGTACTCGAGAATAGCCTTTTCTTCTTCGGATTTGCGGAGTCGCTCTTTGAGTTCAACGTTCTCCTTTTCAAGGTTGGCGATGTAGGTAGCGATAGATTGAGAGTTCATATTTGATTTTGAGTCAATTGATTATTCAGGGTGCTAAGCGTGACTTAGGTACTTTTTTTGTGTGTGTAATGTAAGATGTCAACGAGACCTGTCAGGACAAGAAAGCCACCTAATAGATTGACTACACGGGCATCCGAGGCTAATAAAATTACGCAAGTTGAAACAAAAGTGAGAAAACGGGCATCCGAGGCTAATAAAATTACGCAAGTTGAAACAAAAGTGAGAAAACGGGCATCCAAGGCTAATAAAAATACTAAACCTATCAAAAAAATTGATATTATAAAAAATATTAGAAATAAAAAATTTATGAAATTGGCTTCTTTATATCAAATAATGGAAGAGACACAA